GGCCAACGGCCTGTTATTGGGCGGCTTTTTTTGATGCGGTGGGTAAATGTTGGAGTAAGTAAGCGCGCAGGCGGGCGGCCTGCAACGGGAACTGCGATCATGCCATGGAGATCAGCGAGATCGACCGCCGCCTGGCCGACCAGGCACGCGAGAAACAGCGCCTCGGCCGCAAAGTCCCTCGGGACGAACAGCGCGCGTTACGTCGCGTCCACCGGGCGGTGGACGAAGAGAGCCGCCGCCGCGCGTACGCCGCGGTGCCGAAGAAAGATTGGAAGACCTGGTCGGGCCGCCAGTACAAGACGCTCTCCGAGCAGGCGACCACCTACGGCATCCCGATCGCCGGCAAGACGATCGACCTGCCCGCCGTGGTTCGCTGGCTGCACGACTTCCTCGCCGAAAACGCCCGCCGCCTGGCGACGGTCGAGGGCGAGGATCCGATGGCCGGCCCCACGTCGCCGGCGTTGGAGCGGTGGCGCGAAGAGAAGTACCGACTTGCCAGACTGGAGCGAATGGAACGCGAGCAACTCCTCCTGCCGCGCGATCTCGTCCACCAGGGCCTGACGCGAATGGCGGCGATTTTCCGCCGCCTGGGAGACACCATGCAACGCCTCCACGGGCGCGCCGCCCACCAGCTCGTCGACGAGGCCCTGGACGACTGCCAACGAGAAATCGATGATCTGTTTTCTGATGACGATCGCCACGCTGCTGCCGACGGCTCCGACGCATGACGAGCTGAGCTACTGCATCCGCACAGCCCGCGCGCCGCGGCTGCGGAGTCTGCGGCAGTTCGCCGAGGCCGAGATGGTGATCCCCGAGGGCAAGTACCGCGGCATGAAGCTGCGGATCCACCGCCAGCCCTACGTCGGTCTGCTGTTCGACGCAATCGACAGCGGCCGCTGGAGCCGTCGCGCGATCCTCGGTTGCGTCCAATCCGGCAAGACCTTCTGCGGCTTCGTCGCGCCGCTGCTGTACCATCTCTTCGAGCATCGCGAGACGGTGATCTGCGGGATTCCCACCGGCGACATGGCCGGCGACAAGTGGAGCGAGGAGATCCTCCCGGCGATCGAATCCTCCGGCTATCGCCGCTGTTTGCCGAGCCGCGGCCCGGGTAGCCGCGGCGGCACCGTCAAAGACCGCGTAAAGTTCACCCACGGGCCCACGCTCAGGTTTATGTCCGGCCACGGTGGCGACGAAAAACGCTCCGCTTTCACCGCCCGCGTGGTAGTGATTACCGAGGCCGACAAGATGGACGAGGCCGGCGAGGCCTCGCGCGAAGCCGACCCGGTCTCGCAACTTGAGGCCCGCAGCTCCAGCTACGACGAGCCCGAACGAGTCCTCTCGCTCGAATGCACGACCTCGATCGAGAGCGGCCGCATCTGGCGGGAATATCAGGCCGGCACCACCAGCCGCATCGCCTGCCCCTGCCCCCACTGCGGCGAGTACGTAACGCCCGAGCGCGAACACCTGATCGGCTGGGAGCGGGCGACAAACAAAATCGAGGCCGGGCGCCTCGGCCGCTTCGTCTGCCCGGCCTGCGGCGCCGCGATCGACGACGCGCAGCGGGCGGAAATGAACCGCCGCGCCGTGCTGGTCCACCGCGGGCAGTCGATCGGCCGCGACGGTGTGATCCACGGCGATCCGCCCGAGACCGATACGCTGGGCTTCCGCTGGAACGCCTTCAATAACCTGTTTTGGTCCACCTCCACGATCGCCGCCGGCGAATGGGACGCGGCCGAGAAACCCGAGGGCCCCGAGCGCGAAAACGCCGAAAAGCAACAGTGCCAATTCGTTTGGGCCGTGCCTTATTTGCCGCCGGACATCGAACACGTCGAGCTGAAGCCGGGCGACGTCCGCCGGCGGACCGGCGCCTTGGAGCAGAACCTCGTCCCGGCCGATACCGAGCACCTGGTCGTCGGCACCGACGTCGGCAAGTGGCATTTCTGGTACCTCGTCCTGGCCGCCGGGCCGTCGGGACTCCACGTGCCCGATTACGGGGTCACGGAGGTCCACAGCGACGACCTGCCCGAGTCCAACGCGATCGTCCAGGCCTTGCGGGAGTTCCGCCGGCGGGCCGAGGATGGCTGGCCGATCGCCGGCCGCAGCGATCGCCGCGTGCCCGACCGCGTCTGGATCGACAGCGGTTACATGCCCGATGCGGTTTTCCAGTTCATTCGCGAATCGGGCACGCTGCGGGCCAACCGCTACATGGGGATCGTCGGCCGCGGTCTGTCCCAGATCCGGCGGATGGAACGCGGCAATTACACCGCGCCGGCGAAGACCGATAAGTGGGTCCGGCGAATCGGCGACGGTTGGCACCTGACGCTGGTGCCAAAGTATCGCGCCGCGCAGATCACGATCAACGCCGACCAGTACAAGCTGGCCTGCCAGCACGGGTTCGCACTACCGGCGGGCCAGCCCGGGGCGATCACGCTCTTCGATCCGGGTCTCGACCGCAAGCGGCACACCAAACTGGAGCACCACCTCCTCAGCGAAAAACTCGTCCACCGCGTGGTCCCCGGCCGCGGCGAGATCGATGTATGGGAAAAGCACGGTGCGAACCACTGGCTGGACTGCGCCTGCTACGCCCTTTGTGCGCTTAACTTCTGCGGCTTCCGCCTGCTCGAAACGCAGGCGGCCGCCGCGGCCGCCCCCCTGCAACGCCCGGCCGCCCGGCTCGTAACGCCGGACGGGCAACCTTACCTGGTAACGGAACGGAGCTAACACGGAGCTAACCATGGCTAGACGCAGTACCAAGAGAGCTGGCGGCACACCGCCGGCCGCGCCGCCGCCGATCGACCTGGGCCCGGAGCCGCTGCCGGCGGCCGAGGAGACGACAGAGGCCGCACCGGCGGCCGAACCCGCGCCGATCGACCCCGGCCAGCAATCCGCAATCATCGAGCTGCCGGTCGCGGAGCTGGGCAACGAATACGTCTCTCGCCACTGCGAGGCCCGGCTCAATCACCGCCAGTCGGTGGCCCTGCAGCGGCTCTTTAACGGGCTTGACGCCGCCGGCGCGCGGTTGGCCGGCGGCAATCGCATCTACAGTCGCCCCGACGCCGTTCGCTGGCTGCTCGAACAGATTGCGGAGGCGATCGATGGCAAATAAACGCTCCCGCCGCAAGACCCCGCCACGCCACGTCCGCGCCCGGGCGCCGGCCAAGACCCGCGGGAAGATGAACGGCCTCGAGGCCGAGTACGCCGCGATGCTCACCGCCCGGCAGAACATCGGTGCGGTGATCTGGTGGGCCTATGAGTCGATGCGTTTTCAGATCGGACGGCTCGCCTACTACACGCCCGACTTCGTCGTGCAACTGCCCGACGGCACGATCCAGCTCCACGAGGTCAAGGGCCACTGGCGCCAGGCAGCCCGGGTGCGGATCAAGTGCGCCGCCGAACGGTTTCCGTTCGACTTCATCGCGGTGCGGAAGGGGAAGGACGGCGCGTGGGAATTCGAGGAGTTTTGAAAGCTGACGGGGTGAGGGGGTGACTGGGTGAGAGAACTTTTGTCGTCACCCCGTCACCCCGTCACCCCGTCACCCCGTCACCCCATCACCCCGTCCAGAGGACAACCCGTGGCCAAAAGAAAAACCAGCGGCGGCCGAGCGGCCGCGGCGAAACTCGATCACATCGCCGGGGACCTCCGCCCACTGGCCGTGCCGATCGGCGAATTCGTGCTGGATCCCCGCAACGCGCGGAAACACGACGAGCAAAACGTCGCGGCGATCGCCGCGAGCCTGCAGCGCTTCGGCCAGCGCAAGCCGATCGTCGCCAACCGCGCCAATAAGCAGATCGAGGCCGGCAACGGCACGCTGCTGGCGGCGCAGACACTCGGCTGGTCGCAGCTTGCGGTGGTCTGGGTCGAGGACGATCCGGCCGCCGCCACCGGGTTCGCCGTCGCCGACAATCGCACCGCCGAGCTGGCGGCCTGGGACGAAGAGATCCTCGCCGACTTGCTCTCGGAGACCCGCGAGGAACTCGGCGATCTCTACGACGAGTTGCTGCTCGACGAGTTCGACGCCGCCGAGGACGACGACGGCCAGGCCGCCGCCGAGACGTCCCAGGCCGTGCCCGACGCGTTCCAGGTGGTCGTGGACTGCCGCGACGAGGCCGACCAGAAACGGCTCTACGAACGGCTCCAGAAGGAGGGCCGCAACTGCCGGCTGCTTACCGTGTGATTGCAGATTTTCCAACTCGGCGGCCCCGCGTGAACGATTATGACCAGCAGCCCGGCGAGAATCTCAAAGACTCGCAAGATCGACGTCGCCCTGGCGACGCCGGTGCACCGCTCCTTTCGCGTCGACCAGGTCGCCGGCATGTTCGATCTGGCGATCGAAGAGAAGGCCCGCCAGCAGTTCACCGCCGAGGTACCCGCCGCCGGCGAAGACTGGCGGATCGGCGTGATCGTCGGCCCCTCGGGCAGCGGCAAGACGAGCATCGCCCGGGCGGCCTTCGGCAAACACCTATACACCGGCTTCCGCTGGCCCAAGGACAAGGCCGTGGTCGACGGCTTCGGCGAGCGGCTGTCGATCAAAGAGGTTACGCACATGCTTACGGCCGTCGGCTTTTCCTCGCCGCCGAGCTGGGTGAAGCCGTTTCAGGTCCTCTCCAACGGCGAACAGTTCCGGTGCAACCTGGCCCGGGCGCTGCTATCAATCGGGAAGCTGGTCGCCTACGACGAGTTTACCAGCGTGGTCGATCGCACGGTGGCCAAGATCGGCTCTGCGGCGGTCAGCAAGGCGCTGCGCAAGGGCCGGATCGCAAAACAGTTCGTCGCCGTGACCTGCCACTACGACGTGGTCGAGTGGCTCGAACCCGATTGGGTGCTGGATATGGCAAGCTGCCAGTTGGCAAGGGGGTGTCTTCAGCGACCAACAATTACAATCGAAGTCGCTCCGGTCCACCGCTCCGCCTGGGTTCTGTTTCGCCGGCATCACTATCTAAGCGGCGAGATCTCCGTGGGCGCCCGCTGCTTCGCCGCCTTCATTGACCAGCAGCCGGTGGCCTTTTCCGCCTGGCTGAACTACATAACCAAGGGCCGCCGCCCGCGCGACATGCGCGAACACCGCACCGTCGTCCTGCCCGATTACCAGGGGATCGGGATCGGCAACCGCCTGAGCGAATTCTGCGCGTCGATCTGGACGGGCCTCGGCGGCCGCGCGTTTTCGACAACCGGCCACCCGGCGATGATCGGCTATCGCTCCGCTTCGGCCAACTGGCGGCGGATCCGTTTGGGGATGGTCCGGCCGACCAGCTCCGGCGGCATGTTCCGCAAAACCAGCGCCGACAAGTACGCGGGGAGTTCCTGCAAGCGGATCACCGGCGGCTTCCAGTACTGCGGCCCCGCCATGCCGCGGGCCCGGGCGCGCGAGTTCGCCGCCGAGTGCACGACCACGATGCAAGTCTGGCATATTGTCCGACGGCACCCGGGCTGTCGACGCGCGCACTCGCGCAGCGCGCCGACTTATCCATTACGTGCGTGCGGCGCGCCCTGGAAGAACTGATCGCCGCCGGCGACGTCGAACAAAAGGGCCGCGGCGGCTCCCGGGGGCGGCCGCAGGCGTTCTACGCGCGGGGTGAGGGGGTGACGGGGTGAGTCGGCGTTTTCACCCCGTCACGTCCAGCCGTAACCCCTTCCCTCCCAACGACTTCCGCCTTCCCCCTTCCCCTTTCCGGCTTGTCGGGGATTCCCGATTTCCCCTAACCCCTTGCCGGCAAACGACTTAGGGCGTCGTGTTCCGCGTATTTCGCCGGAAATACCGGCCGCTGCCGGACTTTCGGGAGAATTCCGAAACCCGTAAGTCGCTACCGCGCAAGGACTTCCGATCAAATCCGCCAATCGGGGAGATTTTCTCACTTCCCCCATTTGGGTGGAGTGATATAATAGTAGTAGACGGGGGCAAGACACCACCTAACATAAGGAACACGCAATGAACGAGATTCGCCGAGAAGCCCGGGAGCGGGGGCTCGACTGGAACGCGGTCCGCCAGGCGGCGGCGGAGGTGCGGGACGCGGAACGGGAGAAACGCCAGCGGCCCAACGAGGTGCGGGAGACCGCCTGGATCATGGCCACCGCCTGCACGCCGGCGAGCTGGCCGTTTTGGCGGCACGGGTTTTACAGCCGCTGGGGGCGGCGGATCGCCCGCGGGGCCGACTACACGGTCATTCCCCGCTACGACGAGATCGCCCAAGAAGTTGGCTGGTACTTCCCGGAATACTCCGGCGACGACGGCACGGAGCGGCTGTTCGAGTTCCTGCTTTCCCCTTACGACAAACTCCCGACTCGGGAGGAAATCTACCGCAAGGCGATGGACCTGGTCGAATGCCACAAGGCGATGGACCTGGTCGAATGCCACCAGCCCGCCGCCATTCCTTTTTGACAGATTCACCTTTGATAGATTCACCTTATAATCAATGAAGGCGATCACGCTGCATCCGGTCTGGGCCTGGGCGGTGATCCACGGGCCGAAGCGGGTGGACAACCGGACGTGGGCCACGAGGCACCGCGGGCCGTTGTTGATCCACGCCGGCCGTGGCAACGGGCGGGCCGACGCCGAGGCCCGGGCGATCCTCGAGCGACTCGGCGTCGAGGTCCCCGACGACGAGCACGTGCCCCGCGGCGTGCTGCTGGGCACGGTCGAGCTGGTCGACGTCGTCCGCCTGGACGAACGCCGCCAGCCCGACCTCTTCAATCTGCAATCTGCAATCCCCGATCCGCAATCCCTGGCGACCGGCCCGGTCTGCTGGATCCTGGAAAACCCCCGGCCGCTGGCCGAGCCGATCCCCTGCCTCGGGCGGCAGGGCCTGTTCAACGTGGACTTGACGGAGACTTGAGGGGGTGACGGGGTGAGTGCCGATATGCCCGATCCCGACGACGAAACTCTGACCCCGCAGTGGATAGCGCTGCTGGTGGCAATCGCCGTTCTCTTCTTCACGCTCAGGGCCTGCGGCCTGATTGATCTCTAGGCCGAGCTACTTCTGCAATCCGCAATCTGCGATCTGCAATCCGACCCGTCCGACAAATCCGAAGCGTCCGGACTCCGGACGCTATTCGCTGTCCGCCGATCGGACGCTATCTAGTTGGGCATGTCCACGCTGAGCAGCTCTAGCACGCTGGCCGAGGTCCAGGCCGCTTACGACGACAGCGCCTCGTATGCCGAAGACGAATCGGTCGGCAAGGCGGCGGCGTTTATCACCGCCTGTCGCGTGCTCTTGCGGCGCCTGCCCAAGCGGGCGGTACACGGCGGCCGCGAGACCGAAGAGATCGAGCTGGACCCGGCGATGATCCGCAAAGAACTCAGCGAGGCCCGGCGGTGGATCGCCGATCGGAGCACCGCGACGCTGCGGTTCGCCAGCTTCCAAGACTTTCGCGATTGACCGATGAGACCGAACTGAGACCAAAACGTGTCCAGATGCCGACGGGACGTATCGACGCTTTCGAGCCCGGAACTGTTCGAGCAGTTCCGCTCGGACTACAACGCCGCCAAGGCCAGCCGCTACCGCCGCACACCGGCGGGCGTCTCTGCGGTCGGTTCTTCCGCCGATTACCACTACCGCACGGAGTCCGATTACTTGCGGATGATGGAGCTGGCCCGGCATTTCTTCCGCAATAACCCCGTGATCGCCCAGGCCGTCCGCCGGTTGGTGACCAACTGTATCCAGGACGGGTTCGCGCTGGACCCGCAGACCGGCAACGACAAGGCCGACAAGATACTCGCCGGGCGTTGGGCCGAGTGGTCGCGACAATGCGATCTGTGCGACGTGGCCGGGCGACTGTCGTTTCACCAGCAGGAACAGCTTGTGCTGCAATCGACGATCGTCGACGGCGACGTGCTGGTGTTGCCACAGCGGACCGGGCAGTTGCAGTTGGTCGAGGCCCACCGGCTGCGCAGCCCGACCAACGCCCGTTGCCGCCGGGCGGCCGGCACGCAGCTAGTGCACGGCGTACTGCTCGACCGGCTCCGCCGGCCGCTGGAGTACTGGCTTACCGCCGACGACATCAATCCCAGCCGGCGGGTCCGCCGCGTAAACGAGATGCGGCGCTACGCGGCCCGCGACGCCGAGGGCCGCCGCCAGGTGTTCCACATTTACTGGCCCGATCGCATCTCGCAGACCCGGGGGATCACGGCCTTCGCCCCGTCGGTAGACACGATTGGCATGGGCGACGACCTGTTCTTCGCGATGCTGGTCAAAGCGCAACACGGGTCGGTCTATTCGATTTTTCACGAGTTCCCGGAGTTGTATGACGGCGCGGCTCCGCCGCAAAAGGGCGAGCAAGAGACCGAAACGCTGTCGGACGGCTCCACCCGGACGATTGAGGGCGTCGCGCCGGGGATGGAGATCTTCGGCCGCCCGGGCGAAAAGCTCACCGGCTTTACGCCGAACATCCCCAATCCCGAGTTCTTCGCCCACGCCAAGCTGATCCTCACGATGATCTCGATCAACCTGGACCTGCCGCTGGCGGTGTTCTTGCTCGACCCGAGCGAGACCAACTTCAGCGGCTGGCGGGGCGCGATCGACCAGGCCCGCTTGGGATTCCGCCGCATCCAACGCTGGCTCTGCGGCGCCTTTCACGAGCCGGTCTACCAGTTCAAGGTCCGTCAGTGGATCGCCGCCGACGCCGTGCTGGAGGCCATCGGCCGGCAAGAGGGTGTCAATCTGTTCGCCCACCGCTGGCACCCGCCCGAGTGGAAATACATCGAGCCGCTGAAGGACGCCTCGGCCGATCTGCTGCGCTGTCGCAACGCGCTGATCTCGCACCGCCGCCGCTGTAACGAACGAGGGCTCGACTGGAACGACCTGAGCACCGAGATCGTCGACGACAACGCGATGCTGATCCGCAAGGCCAAGCAAAAGGCCGACGAGTTGAACAAGGAGTTTCCCGACCTCTCCGTCACCTGGCGTGAGGTCGCCAGTCTGCCCACGCCCGACGGCGTAAAGATCGGCATCGAGGCCCACAGCGAGGAGAAGACCGCCGATGGGAAATAACGCCAACTTACAGATCGACTTACGGCCGCTTACCGGCTTGGATCTGAATCTGGACCAATACTGCGGTCTCTGGGCGGTCGAGGAAGTGCGTTTCTTGCAGATGGTCGAGCGGATCGCCCGGCTCGACCTGGCGGCCCACGTCGCCGCCCGCCAGCCGGCGATCGCCGCGGCCGCGAAGATAGCACCCGCCGATAATCGGCAGACCGTCGCCGTGATCGACATCACCGGGACGATGACCAAGCGCGGCAGTTCGCTCTCGGATGCCGGCGCCACGATCCTCCTGCGCCGCGCGGTCCGGCAGGCGGCCGACGACGAGGCGATCGACGCGATAGTGCTGCGGATCGACTCGCCCGGCGGGACGGTGGCCGGCACCGCCGACCTGGCCCGCGAAGTGGCCGCCGCCGGCCGCCGCAAGCCGGTATGGGCCTTCGTCGAGGACCTGGCCGCGTCGGCCGCCTATTGGGTCGCCTCGCAGGCCGCGCGGATCGTCGCCAACGACCGCACGGCGATGATCGGCTCGATCGGCACCTACGTCGGGCTCTACGACTACAGCGCCGCGGCCGGGCAGCAAGGGATCCGCCCGGTGGTGATCCGCGCGGGCAAGTACAAGGGAGCCGGGTTCCCCGGCACCGAGATCACCCATGAGCAGCAGGCCGTCTGGCAGAAACTCATCGACAAAACCCAGGCGGAGTTTTCCGCCGGCGTCGCGGCCGGCCGCAAGATGCCGATCTCCCGCGTCGACGAGCTGGCAGACGGCCGCGTACACATGGCGGCCGACGCCCAATCGCTCGGCCTGATCGACGCGGTAATGCCCTTCGAGGAAACGATCGCTCAACTGCTCGGGCAGTTGGGCGCAGGCAAAACCGAGTCCAATACCAAAACCTCTTCACCACCAAGCAAACGAGGAGAAACACAAGTGAGCGAGACTACGACCACCACGCCGCCGCCGGCCACGCTGGAAGACCTCAAAATCTGTTGCCCCGGGGCGGACAACGATTTCCTGGTCGGCGAACTGGCCAAGAAGGCGACCGTCGACCAGGCCCAGTCGGCCTGGATGGAAGAGCAGAACGCCCGGTTGGCGGCCGCCGAAAAGAAGGCCGCCGAGGCCGAGCAGAAGGCCGCCGAGGTCGACAAAAAGGCAAACGCCGCCAAGACGGCCGCGGGCGTTGATCCGCTCTCGGCCGCTGGCGCCGCCGGCGACGATTCCGGCGACACCGCCGACGCGGTCGAGCAGTTCAACCTGCTGGTGCGCGAGAACATCAAGGCCGGCATGAGCCGCCGCGCGGCGATTCAGGCCGCGGCCCGGGCGCATCCATACGAGCACACCGCCTACCTGGCGGCGGTCAACCCCAACCGGCAAAAAATTCAGGACCTGATCCAGGACCGCCACTCACTGGCCCGCCTGGTCGAGTAAGACCGTCAAGTCTGTTTTTCCAAATCCAAACCAAAACCAGAGTCAAGCAGGAGTAATCAATCATGCAAGTCAACAAGACGGGAATTCTTAGTCTGGCGGCGACCGCGGCGCTGGCCCCGTACCTGCGTGTCAAGTACGACGCCAGTTACGGGCTGGCGGCCTGCGGTCCCGAGGACGTCGGCCTGGGCACGCTCCACAACCGGCACATCGTCTCCGGGCTGGGCGCATCGGCCAACGCCGCGGTGATCGCCTGGAACGCCGCGGGCACGCGGAAGATGGTGGCCGCCGGCGCGCTGAGCGTCTTCGACGTTGTCTACGGCGCCGAGGGCGGCAAGGTCGACGACACGGCCAACGCCAACCCCATCGGGGTCGCCTTGGAAGCGGCGACCGCCGACGGCGATTACATCGAGGTCCTGCCGATCGCCGAACTGGCCGGCGAGGCCCGAGAGTTCGGCGGCATCGACGAGACCTACGACTTCATCGGCGACTACCCGGCCGCCGGCACCGCGCTGACCGGGAACGACTGGACCAAGGTCGAGACGCTCGGCCTGGGGGTGATCTCCAGCGACCAGCCCAACGGCGTCCTGAAGTTCAGCTTCGACGCGGTGGCCGAGGCCGCCACGGCGGCGCTCTACATGGTCAACGCGCCGCTGGACATCGACCAGAATCCGATCGTCGATTTCCGCCTGGCGGTCTACGACATCGGCGACGACGCGGCGCTGGACATCAACTTCGGCCTGGCCAACGACACCCACGCCACCGACGCCGACGCGATCACCGAGAGCGCCTTCTTCCACCTGGACGGCGGCGACCTCTCGCTGTGCTGCGAGTGCGACGACGGCAGCAACGAGACGGCCGCCACCGACACGCTCGTCGATCTGGTCGACGACATATTCTACGACTTCCGCATCGACGTGACCGACAAGTCCGACATCAAGTTCTTTTATCGGGCCGTCGGCGCGACCACGTGGACGCGCCTGCTGCCGGACACCACGTTCTCGATGGCCGCGGCCACCGGCGCGCTAACGCCGATCGTCCACGTCGAGAAGGAGAACAACGATACCACCGCCGACGTCCGCCTGGACAAAGTGCGTATCCGCGCCGAACGGGCCTAAGTCGGAAACCCGAAAAGCTGAAAACTGAAAACTGATAACTGATAACTGGAAACTAACAACTCACAAAGGAGAGCAACCAATGCTTCCTTCCACTGCGATTACGAGGACCGACCTGGCCTCGACCTTCAGCGAGTTCGACCTGGCGATGAGCCGTAAGCGGTTCATCGGTCCGCGGGTTCTGAAGCCCCGGCTGGTCGGCGTCCAGGCCGCCGACGTGGGCAAGATTCCCATCGAGGCGTTGCTGCGGACCCTCGACGACGCCCGCACCGCCGGCGGCGGCTACCAGCGGGACGATTTCGAGTTCAGCAAGTTCAATTACTCGACCAACGAGCACGGCCGGGAGGTCGCGCTCGACGATCGGCAGCTCAAGGTGTTCCGCGACCTCATCGACGCCGAGTCGATCCAGGCCCAGCGGGCCGAGGACATCGTGCTGCGGAACTACGAGATCGACTGCGCCGCGGCGTTGTACGACACGGCCACCTGGACCGGGGCCGCGCTGACCACGGCAATCGTGGAAGAGTGGGATACCGCCGCCGCCGCCGTGCCGATCACCGACGTGGAGGCCGCGCGACGAAAGATCCACGATGGCTGCGGGCTGGAGCCCAACGCGCTGATTTGCAATCGCAACCAGTTCTGGAACCTGGCCAACACCGCCCAGGTGATCGACCGGATCAAGTATTGGGGAGGCGACGATCCGAAGCAGATCAACGAGGCGATGATCGCCGCGCTGCTCGACCTGGAGTACGTGCTGGTGGCCGGCGGGATCAAGAACACCGCCAACGAGGGCCAGGCGGCGTCGCTATCGCGCATCTGGTCGGACGAGTATGCGATGGTCGCCCGGGTGGCGGTCACCGACGACCCGCAAGAGCCCTGCGTCGGACGGACGTTCATGTGGAGCGAGGAGAACGCCGGCGTGGGGACCGACGAGGAGCTGGCCACGATCGTCGAGGAGTACCGCGAGGAGGGCGTCCGCGGCAGCGTGATCCGCGTGCGCAACGACCGCGACATCGTCATTATGTACCCCGAGGCCGCCCACCTGCTGAGCAATGTCACCACGATCTGAGCCATGACCTTGTAACTCTGGCACGGGAGGCTCCGGCCGATGGCGATCTTCGATGAGCTGTACGCCGCCGGCGCGGCGATGCTGATGGATTACCTCGCCGCCGAGGTGACGTACACGCCCGCCGGCGGCGCCGGTGTGACGCTCCCGGCGATCATCTCCATGGCGGCCGTCGACGAGGCCGACGATCTCGACGGCCGCCGGCTGAGCGAGCACCGCGAGGTCACGATCCCGCGGACCGCCGCGGCCGCCGGCCTCGACGGCGCCGGCGCCCAACGCAACTACCTGGCCCAGCCGGCGACCAATGCCACGGTCACCATCGACGGGACGAGCTACGCGGTCGAAGCAATCGTTTCGCAGTCGGCGTCGTTCAGCAAACTGGCCCTGGTCCGCCACGCCGCGGCCGAGCGGAGCCGGCGGGGATACCGGCTGGCGAACAAATAGATTGCAGATTGTGGATTGAGGATTGCAGAAGTTATGAACGAATCGCAGTTGTTCACGCCGTTTATTCAGTACGGCTTCGCCGGGATGTCGATGCTGCTGGTCGGCGTGATCGTCTGGCTGATCGGCCGGCTGCTCAAGCTGCTTGACGAGACCAACAAGATCATCGCCGCCAACACCGAGGCGATCCACGACGTGGGCGAAACGTCGCGGGATTCGATGCGGCTGACGCGCCAGCTCCACGACAAACTCATCAGCCGGCCATGCATCGCCGAACGCGAGACCTGAGAAAAGCTCGCGCAGGGGCGCGGAGAACGCAGAGAACCAAGAACTGAAAACTGACTACTGAAAACTGAGAACTAATCGTGACCGAGCCCGTCGGAAGCCTGCCGCTGTGGATCGACCACCTGCGCCAGTCGCTGGCCGACAGCGCGGCGTTTCGCACGTGGGTGGGCGCGGCCAACCAGGCCGAGGCCCTGGAGCACATCCACTGGGATGCGCTGCCGCCGCCGACTGATGACGCAGAGGAGTACACCGCCGCCGCACTGGCCGCCTACCGGCCCTACGCGCTGCTCGGGCTCGACGAGGAGCAGGGCTACCAGCGGACCAGAGTGTCGCAACGCGGCTTCGAGACCGCTTGCCGGCTGATCCTGATGCTGATCCAGGCGGACCCTGGCAGCGAGGACCGCACCGACGACGACATCGCCTGGCAGAACACGATCGAGGCGATCACCGCGGACATCGAGGCCCGCGTCAACACGGCCGGTTACCTATGCTTCGATCGCTGGAAGATCGACGAGGGACCCGGCCGCCGCCACCCCGATTACGATCCGGCCTGCGGCGCCGAGCAGGGCGTCATCATCGCTTTCGAGGGTCGGGGAGCATAGCGATTTGAGATTGCAGATTGAAGATTGAAGATTGCAGAAGTGGAAAGCGGACACCTGAGACCTGACAATGGGCGACCTGGTCAAACTGAAAATGGTCTACACCGGCGCGGTCCCCGGGCTGGCGGTCCGCGAAGTGAACACGATCAAGCGCCGCGCGTTCTTCGGCGGCGGCGTACAGTGGCACAAGCAGTTCCGCCCGAAACACTTCACGCGGGCCGGGGCGAGCGAATACGGCTACGCCCCGCGGAGCGGCGAGCGGGGCAACACGCCGCGCGGCGGGTTCAGACGGTCGTACACCGGCCGGAAACTCAAACAGTTCGGCCATACCCGTCCGCTGGAGTTCAGCGGCGAGGCCAAGGCGTTGACGCGGATGCGCGACGTCCGCGCGACCGCCACGCGCAAGCGGTCCCGCGTCCGCGTGGTCCTGCACGCCAACAAGCTCAACTGGCGCAATCCCGACAGCGAGATCAACATGGCCGACGAGTTGCGGCGGATCTCCGCCGCCGAGCGGACCCAGCTTATCCGCACCATCGCCCGCGGCACGATCAGCGGGCTTAAACGGGTGCAACGCCGGGAGACCAAGACTATTTCGTGAGAAATAACCATGACGGGGTGACAAGGTGACCGGGTGACGGGGTGATTGACCCCCTCACCCCCTCACCCCGTCACCCCCTCACCCCGAAAGGAAAAACCAATGCCCACGGCAAGCCTCAGCACACAGATCAGCGTCGAGGGGACCTCGATCTCGGCGACGCTCAATCGCACCGGCGACGCGGCGATCGCCATCGAGCCGGAGGCCGGGCTGCTGGCCGGCCAGGCCGGCAGCCTGACCACGAAGACCGACGAGGACACCGGCGTGGCCACGCTGGGCGAGGACCACGGCATCCAGACGGCCGACAAGGTCGACGTCTACTGGACGGGCGGCAAACGCTACGGCATGGACGCCACCGTCGACGGCAACGACGTGACGATCGACCTCGGCGACGGCGACAACCTCCCGGACCAGGACACCGCCGTGGTGGTCTGCAAACGGCAGGAAGCCGACGAGGATTTCGACGGCGACGACCTGGACTTTATCGCCGTCTATAGCTCCAAGCGGGCGATCGTCGAGTTCACCGAGGACGACGACACCTCGATCCTCGTGCTGGAGATCCCCGCCGGCGAGTTCTGGTTCTGGGACGAGAGCAGCAACTACGACAACCCGCTGACCGGCGACCCGGTGGGCAAGATCAAGTTCTCCAACGGCGACACGGCCGCGGGAACAATCACAATCGTGGGGCTGAAGGATACGGTGAGTTAGTGAGGGGGTGACGGGGTGAGGGGGTGACGGGGCCTGAAAACTGAAAACCGAGACTCGGAGACCATATTATGAGCTTAACAGCAATCCACGGCCTCGGGCCGGTCAAGATCGGCTCGACCGTGATCGGCGGCGTGACCGATGCGAGCGTCGATCTCGACACCAACCTGGTGGGCGAGCCGACCAGCGGCGAGATCTACACCCGCCACCAGTCGATCGCCGGCCAAAAGCCCGGCGGCAAGTTCACCAGCAACAACATCGCCCAGACGCTGGCGGTCTGCGCGTCGCTGGGCTGCTCGTTGGACACATACCCGTTGACGATTTTCGCCGCCAAGCGGTCGGCCGGGGCGCCGGCCGCCGGCGCCGTCCACCGCCAATACGTGTTGCGCGGCGGCCTGCTGGTCCCCCGGCAGTTGACCTGCGAGCACCAGGGCGACGCCTCGCTGAGCTACGAGGCGATCGTGGCCTACGACGGCGGCAACGACCCGATCGTCAAAACCGATAACGTCTCGCTGCCGGCCGGGCTGACCGACCTGAGATACTCGCTGTACACCGCCTCGATCGGCGGACTATCGATTTCCGACGAGTGGAAGTCGTTGACGATCGACTGGGGGATTGAGGTCCAGACCCAGGGCGGCGGCAGCGAGATCTGGGACTCGAAAATCTGGATCTCGAAGATCGAGCCGACGATCACCCTCCGCGGCATCGAGCAGACCTGGTTCGATTCGATCCCGCTGCTGGGCGCGGCGGCCACCAACGCCACAATCGTGCTGCGCAAGCGGGCCGACGGCGGCACGTGGGCCGGCAGCGGCGATGTCACGCTAACCGCCAGCGGGATCGTCGTCCCGCAGCAGCCCCTGAAGGCTTCGGGCGATAACCCCGACGAATCGACGCTGCTGTTGACCGTCAAGTACGACGGGACCAACGTCCCGATCCGGGTGAGTTAGTGAGGGGCTGACGGGGTGAGCGGGTGACGGGGTGAGCGGGTGACGGGGTGAGGAGGTGAAAAGATGAGCGGATTTTTGTATTACGTGCCCGGGCACGAGCGGCCCACGGTGACCGCCGAGGAGCTGCGGGAGCGGGGGATCGACTATGCCTTCGACGGCCGCTGGACAGCCGCGGCCGTCCGCGGCGGGCCCGACGAGCAGCACGGCAGCATCATCGCCGACCAGCAGCGCGTGGCGGCGGAGCGGATCGGCTACTACCCGCAGCAGCAGACCTGGCGGCGGATCCCCGCTTCGGCGCTGTGGATCGGCTACTACACGGCCGAGCGTCCGGGACCGGCCGACTTGATTAGGCCCGAGCCGCTGGAGGGTCACCTGGTCACGCTCGGCGACGGCCGGGCCTGGATGGCGCCGATCGCGCGGGCTTGGTTCGAGATTGAGCAGCCGGAGGAACACCTGGTCTGGTTCTGCAAACTGCCCGAGGCGGTCACGCTCGACGACGAGGGGAACTGGGCGAGCGGTGCCGTGGTCGCGCAGTACCGGCCGCTCTGGGAGATCGCCGAGCGTTGGTGGGACGCGATCAACGGCGCCGACCTGCACGTGCAAGACAAACCGCAACGGGTGCGGTTCGACTTCGAGGGCATCAACGACGCGGCGTTGCTGGCCCTGGGGACCAACTACCGGCTGGGCCGCGTGGAGGTGGACGTGTTGGGACTGTTCACCGATCAGACCGTCCACGCCGTGCTCGGCGCGCTGATCGACTGGCCGACGATGGAGCAATTTCTGAAAAAAAAACTCAAAACATCAGCAGCCGGTGGCTCCGGTTCCGCGCCTGGGCCGCCGGCCGGGCCGCCGGATACCGGCCCACCATAGCCGACCTCTGGGCGCTGGCCGTGGGGCTGGCCGACCCGGAGCCGATAACCGTAAACACGATCCAGTTTCGACGCTGACAAATGAGGGGGTGACGGGGTGAGGGGGTGACGGGGTGAATCACCCGATCACCCAGTCACCCGATCACCCAGTCACCCGATCATCCATCCGAGCCTCGAACCATGGCCGACGGCGGAATCGTTATCGAGATGTCGAGCGAGGAATCCAAGCTTTGGCGAGGGTTCCAGTCGATCATTGCGCAGCAGACGAAGATGGAAGGCGGGCTGCAAAAGGTCGGCGCCGCCGGCAACAAGGCCGCCGCCGAGCAACGCAAGCTGGAGCAGGCCGCCAAACGGGTTTACGAGCAGACGCGGAGTCCGCAGGAGCGCTACGCGGCCAAAATGCAGCAGCTCAATATGTTGGTCGGGCGGGGAAAAATCTCGCAAGACACCTACGCCCGGGCCACCCGGCAGGCCACCGAGCAGATGCGGGCCGCCGGCCAGGCCGGCACCAACGCCTTTGGCCCGAAAATGATGGGCATGGTCACCGGGCTGATCGGCGCGCTGGGTCTCGGCGGCGGCGTGGCCGGGGCGGTGATGAAGATCAATCAGGCCTACGAGGTCTGGCTGGAGAATATGCGGGAGATTTCCGCCGAGGCCAAGCGGGCCGGCGACGATATAATCGCCTTCGCCGCGCTGCAAGAGGGCGGCACAAAGGGCCAGCGGGTAATGGATGCGGCCATGCTGGCGGCGCGTTACGGGATCAGCGACCGCGGCGCGGCCTTCAACGCCGTGCAGGCGCTGCAGTCGGCCCACGGCGGCGACATTGAAAAGGGGATGGCGGCCGCCGAGACCGTTTTCGCCGCCAAGCAGGTCGGCGTGCCCACCGAGATGGGCCTGGAGCTGGAGGTCCTCGGCGCGTCCCAGGGCATGAAGCCCGGCGATGCGCTGCGGATGGCCTACGTCGCCGGCCAGGAATCCGCCCGCGACCCGGCCACGCTGGCCGGCGGGGCCGCCGGGCTGAAGTTTTGGGAAGACAAGCAGTTCGGCTTCGCCGCCGCCGGCGTCCTGGCCGGCTCGGTCAAAAAAGACCAGCTCTCGACCTACCTCAAACGCGGCGGCCAGGCGCTCTCGCGGGTCGGACCGGAGGGCGCGGCGAAGCGGTTCGAGGCGGCCGGCCTGGGCGACGCCGGCCAGGCCGAGCGGTTGAAGTATCTGGCCGCCGAAGGCATCGACACCGCGGAAAAACTCAAGCAGTTCGGCTTCACCGAAATCCACCAGGTCGAAGCGCTTACGGCCCTGGTGCCGAACTATCAAAACGTATTGCGAATCCAGCAGACTATCGGCCGCAAGGCCCGGCCGGGCCTGCTGGCCGAACAACGCCGGGCGGTCGAAGAGGAGCTGCCGTTTACCAAAACCACTCGCCAGATTGGCCAGCTCGACGTGATGTTCGCCGACGAACAGGCCTTCGGCGCCGGCAAGGACGCCGCGCTGGCCCAAGAACGCCGGCAGGCGACCCGGGCGATCGCCTTCGAGCGGATGGGAAAGCGGCAGAGCCTCTGGTTCGACCTCATAAAGCGCGGCGAAGAGGGCGGCGGACGATCCACCGAGGCCGACGTCGCACAATACTTATTCGGCGAGACGGCAAAGGGCATGGCGGGCGGCGGCGGCCGGGCCGCGCAAGGCCTCGGCGCGGGCCTGCCAGGCGGACTCGGTTTGCTCCTCCGCGGCGGCGCCGGACTGTGGCGAGGCGTCGGCGCCAGCCGCGAACTCGCCGCAGAGACGGGCAAGATCGAGGCCGAACTCTCCAGCAACGACCCATTGGTGCAGACGAGCCAAGAGCAGACGAACCTGCTGAAACAGATCGCCGCCAACACGGCCTCCGGCAACGCCCCACCCGGCGGCAACGCCACGCTGGTCCCGGCGACCGTGGATAAATGATTGCAGATTGCAGATTGCAGAAGTACTGACAACTGAAAACTAACCATGGCCTCCATCGGTGCTGTAAGTTGCGATTTGCTCAGCGGAGAACCGCCGGCGCTGAAGCAGCGGTCCGAGATCTGGAACGTGCCCGGGATCGACGGCTACGGCGTCCAGGTGCTCGGCACCGGCGACGCGCCGTTTGCGCTGCGGGCGGTCTACTTCGGCACCATCGCCGCGGTAAGCGCCTGGGCAGTCGCCCTGCAGGCCCTGCAAGGCACGGTGGCCACGGTGGTTAATGATGCGGGCGTGATCTACACCCGCTGCTTCTTGGCGTCCGTCGGTCCGTTACGCCGCAGCGCCGCCCGGCGGCCGGGCACGGCGGTCGCCAGCCGCGGCGAAATCGAAATTGAGGGGGTTCGGGTGTAGGGATTACAGGTTGAAGATTGCAGAAGAGAACTGAAAACTGACAACTGACAACTGAGAACTCAAAATGATTACCGCTTACAACGCCGAACGCGACGGGAACTTCACCACGGTCACCGTGATCAGCGACCTCGGCGGAACGATTTACTATCACTGGTACTGCGACGGCGCGCTGCTGTGCTCGACGCAAGCGCCGAGCCACACGTTTTGGCTGCCGGCCGCCGAGCAGTCGCGGATCGAGGTGCTCGATACGAACGATCCGGACTTCGATGCCGTGGCCAACGCCCCGGCCGGCTACCCGGCGCGGAAAACGCTGTGGTGGATCCGCTCGCCGGCGGAAGACGTACTGCACTATCGCGTCGAGCAAAAACAGGATGCCGGGGCCTGGGCGCAGATCGCCGAGCTTCCTGCCGTGGCCGGGCAATGGGATTACACGCTGATAACCGATCGGCTGACCGACCTGGCCGAATATACCTGGCGGGTCGTGGCCGTCGACGAGCTGGGCAACGAGAGCACGGCCGCGGTGATCGGACCCGAGCGGATCGTGCGGATCCCCGACGCCGTGGAGTTCGAGATTGCCTTCGACCCGGAGACGACGCGGGTTACGTTTGCCGCCGCGGCGTAGACCGCGGCATCAACCATGAAAACCGGGAGGCGCACATGATCGCAGTTCTGTTATCCTGCTGCTTGGCTGTCGTGCCGCCGCAGATCGAGCCCAGCGACCTCGGGGCGCAAGGCATCCGGCAGGCCGTCGACGAGGGGACCGGCCTCCCGGCGGGCGACAAGGAACTACTGGCGACGACGTTCAAGTATTGGGCGAATCAGGCCGGTGTGCCCATGCTCTCCGGGACTCCGTTCCGACAACCGTTTGCTCGTTATCGACCTGAAGAAGAGTCTCCCCGGATCGTTGTGCCGGTACCTCCAAAGACTCAGGGAGTGCGATTATGGTTGCGCGTGGTAATTACAGTGGCCGGCGTGTACGGCCTTTTCTTGGTGATCCGGGGGCTGTACTTGATGGAGGAGTTCGACGAGCCCCCAGAGCCTCGGAAAACATCCCCGATCGAAGAGGAACAAAAACAAAAAGAGCCGTTAGGTGTTGGTTGATCGCTGCCGGCGTGTTTGTCCTGTTGGCCTGCCAGTTGACAGCTACCGTTTGGCCGCCGCCGGCCCAAAACTCAATTACGAGGAGTGCAGTCGTGGCAGAACCCAAAACCCGAAACCTCGCCGAACTGCTGGCCTACATGCAGACGCTGCCGGCCGTCCACTGCCTGCTGGGCGTCGCAGAGGTCCGGCAAAACGAATACCCAGGCGGCTTGATCGGCGTGCGACAATCGTACTTGACCACCGCCGGCAACAAGATGTGCGCCATCAAGCACCAGATGATCCTGGTACGCAACCACGGCGAGCCGGACGAGGAAGCCTTTTTTATGGAGCACGAGCCGTACCGGACTCTGCTCACCCCGGCCGAGGGCGCGCTGCTCGACGCCCGCAATCAGCTTATCCAGCAGGGAGCAAACCCTGGGCTGCTCCCCTGGGACCGTTACTTGATCGAGGAGAGAGCCGAGTTGGCCGACCAGGGCGGCGCCACCTTGGATGCCTTTAGCGACCAAGCGACTCCTGACCCCTAACCCCTGACCCCCTGAACAGTATCATGCCTGACTACAGAATCATTGATATTCGGCCCGGTGCGGGCGAAGCGGCGTTGGCCGTCCGCGTGGTCGTGGCCGGTCGGACGAAGGCGGTTGATCTGATTTTCGACGAGAAACCGCCCGACCTGGAGGCGGCTATCGAAACGGCCGTGGCCGATCTGCCGCCGGAATCGCCGCTTGCTCCCGAACAGAGCGGCCGCCGTTTTTTGCGGCCGATCCTCGATCTCTGTCGCGGCCTCGACGACGGCCTGCTGTCGATCGATTCTGCGGCGATGCAGATGCTCTTAAAGCGGATCGACGCACAGCGAAAAGCCTGAAGGTGTTCACATGTTGCTTAAAGAATCTGCGGCGATGCAGATGCTCTTAAAGCGGATCGACGCACAGCGAAAAGCCTGAAGGTGCTCACATGTCGCTTAAAGAACTCGACTCCGAAAACGGCGATTTCGACCTGACTTCTACGGTTACGGTCTTGACCGATACGCCGGACGGTAGCCGGGATGTGCTTTGCTATGCAGTGATCTATGCCGGCGACGGGGCAAAGGATTTAGATGGGACCGGCGGGACATTCGAGTTGCGCGTGGAGATCGATGGTGTCGGTTGGGATTCGCCACAGCAGAAGAGCGTGGCGGCCACTGTTGAGAGGACCGTCTGGATCACAAACCCCTTCCCGGTCAAGGCCGGCGAGCAGGTCGTGCTGAAGGTCAAGTCGCCCAACGGGGCGGATACCGACGTCGATGTCACCGCCAAGTTGTACGAGGCCCCGGTGGGGAACGTCAACGAAATCAGCGAGGACAGTACGGCGGCCGACAACCTGAAGGCCATGCTCAACGGCACCGGCGACGTCGCCTTGACGCTTAACAAGCTGACCATCGATGCCGACAATGTCGACGGCGGCCTGTACATCGTCAACGCGGGCGGGCCGGGTGTTTCCACGGAAGGAGATGACTACGGCATCTATGCTGCTGGTGGCTTCAATGGCATCTACGCCGACGGCGTTTCTGACGGTATCTATGCCACTGGTAACTCCGCCGGTATTAACGTCTCAGGTGGTTCTGACGGCATCTATGCCTACGGCGCTAGCGGCGACGGTATCGTTGCCGAAGGAATGGACGACGGAATGCACCTGGTCGGCACTGCCGGCGAGGACCTCAACGCCGACTTCAACGACATCGACGGCAAGAGTTTGCAGCAGGCGTTGCGTTACATTGCCGCGGTGCTGGCCGGCAAGGTGTCCGGCGCCGGCACCGGCACCGAGACCTTCAAGGGCCTCGACGGATCGACCGACCGAGTCGAAGTCACCGTCGACGCCCAGGGCAACCGGACGGGGGTTAGCTACGATCCACCGTAGGACGGGTGACGGGGTGACGGGGTGATGGGGTGAGGAAATGAAAAGTACCTTTCAACCCGATAGTTTTGCGGCGCGGAGCTTCGGTGCCGAGGCGCTGGCCGGCACGCTGCGGCTGCGCGTAACGATCCACGCCGCCGGGCGGGCCGGCGGCGCGCAGAGACTGCCGGCCCGATCGCGGTTGCTGCAGACCCGGTACGTGGAGGCCGCGCCGCCGCCGCCGGTCGATTGGCCGCCGCGGCTGGTCGCCGGAAGGCCCGAAATACGGCCGCCCGCGCCGCCGTCGAGGATCCTCTTCCGTCGGCCCGACGCGCCGGCGCCGGCGGTCAACCGACACGCGGGCGCCTTGCAGGTCTTCGCCGCCGGCGTGGAAGTCAAACACCTGGTCGCCGTCGGCACCTTGCCCGGCGTGACGATCACCCGCGTGGCCGGTCGCAACGGCCCGGGGATGGGTTATCTGCGCAGCAGCGGACCGCAGGCCGGGCAGTTCGCCTGGTCGGCGCCGGGATCGAGCAGTTTCGGTGCGGCCGCCGCGGTCGACGCCACCGGCGAGGCGCTGCTGCGCGA